ACCAAGGAAACGCTTGGTGCCAACATCCTGAACCGCGCCTTCAACGCCGCGTACACGGGTGGTGACGGCAAGTCGCTTGTTGCAACGGATCACCCGATTGCAACGGGCACCTTCTCGAACCAGCTCACGACCGCTGCTAACCTGTCCCAGACTTCTCTGGAGCAGATGCTCATTCAGATCCGCAACGCTGTTGACAACAACGGCAAGCGTATCCGTTTGACGCCGAAGCAGATCGTTTCCGGCCCGTCGAACGTGTTTCAGGCTGAGGTTCTCCTCAAGTCTGTTCTGCGTGCAGGCACCGCGAACAACGACATCAACCCCGTCAATTCGATGGGGCTGTTGAGCGACGGTCAGGCTAACCTTTCGCGTATCACTTCGACCACCGCATGGTGGGTGCAGACCGATGCGCCGGAAGGCCTCAAGCTCGCGATGCGTCGCGGCCTTGAGAAGTCGATGGAAGGTGACTTCGAGACCGACAGCATGCGGTACAAGGCCACCGAGCGTTATGCGTTCGGCTGGACGGATCCGCGCGGTGTCTACGGCACGGCTGGCATCTAACCGGGACGGGGGGCTTCGGCTCCCCTCCCCTCTTCTTGAGGAGAATATAGATGTCTCAGACAACTTTCAGCGGCCCGCTGATTTCGGGCGACCGTCCAGCAGGCTACACTGGCGGCCCCAATCTTGGGTTCGCCGTGCTCAGTCAAACCGTGTTGATCAACTACGATGCCACGCTTGTGCAGAACGCGACAGTTTACCTGCCGTACAACTCGCAGCTCCTGAACATCGTCGTTGACGTTCTGACGCAGTACAACAGCGCGACTTCCGCAACGCTGACAGTCGGCACCACCTCTGGTGGCACGACCTACGCAAGCGGCGTTAACGCTAAGACTGCTGCACGCACCACGCCGACGTTCACGGCGGCCCAGCTCACGTCCATGGCTAACACCGGGACAACTGGCCCAGTCGTAGCAACGGTGACTTCGGTGGGCCAGCCCACCGCTGGTCAGGTTCGTGTGACGTATCTGTACGTCCAGACGGCTTCGTCAACGGACTAATGACTGATCATTAGATCGGTGCTATAAGAGGGGGCTGCTTACGGGCAGCCCCTGATTATCAAGGAATACAAAGATGGCTGACGCAGTAGCAACACAGATTTTGTTTGATGGCGAGCGCAAGGCCATCATGAAGTTTACTGACCTGTCGGATGGCACGGGCGAAACCAAGGTCGCCAAGGTGATCCCCGGCAATCTGAACAAGAGCTCTTTTAACAAGGCTTGCGACGCGGTCACGATCACCAAGATTTACGCGATGACGCACGGCATGGAAGTGGCGATCTATTGGGACGCCACCACCGATGTTCTCGTCACCGTGGTGCCGCAGAACACCAACTATGTGGCTGATTACGAAAGCTTCGGCGGCCTCTGGGACAACTCTGGCACGGGCAAGACCGGACAGGTGTTGTTCTCAACGCTGGATGCCTCCGCAGGCGACGCCTACACGATCATCCTTGAGATGGTTAAGTCCTACGCGGATTGATGACAGACATGGCCGACACGTTTGATCTTCGCCTCGCGCGAGACAAAAACCAGATTAACGACGCAGTCGGCCAGCGTCTGCCCAAGCTTGGCCCAGTTCCCAACCAGCAGCCGATGCGGATACCGGGCAACCCGCGCATCACGCCGCAGGGTCTTGCGGTGTCGGGACAGCAGCCGATGGGCCCCGGCATGATCAGCGGCGGCGCAGTGGTTGGCCCACAAGGCTTTGGCGGTGGCGGCGTTAATTACAACATGCCTGCCGCAGGCGGAAATCTTAATTTTAGCGCGGGGGTAGATCCGCGCATGCAGCTCTCTCAACTTCAAGGGCAGTATCAGCGCGGCCCGTTCAGCATTGGCGCAGAGTATCAGCCCGGACGCGGCGTTTCAGGCGGTGTGAGTTATCGGCAGTCCTTCCAAGAGGGCGGCCTTGCGACATCCCTGCGCCATGACCCAAGCGACTACCAGCACGATGAAGATTTTGTCGAAACATCTAATCGGCACATGCAAAATATGGTCGGCATACCAATGTCTGATGGCGGCGGCGCGTGGACACGCAAAGAGGGGCAGAACCCCGAAGGCGGCCTGAATGCCGCTGGCCGCGCCAGCCTTAAGGCGCAGGGCCACGACATCAAGCCCCCAGTTTCGGCCAAACAGGCCAAGAAGTCTCCCAAGGCAGCCGCTCGTCGGAAATCATTTTGTGCTCGCTCTGCTGGGCAAGCTAAGATGTTTCCGGCGGCGGCTAAAGATCCAAACAGCCGTTTGAATAAAGCAAGACGAAAGTGGGACTGCTGATATGAGCGATTTTGCTGTAAAACCCATCTGGGAAAAGAAGCGTCCGAAGGATCTCGGCAAGCCCAAGAGCCTATCGGTCAAGAAGAAAAAATCTGCTAAGGCACGCGCGGCTGCGGCGGGCCGACCCTATCCGAACGCTGTCGATAATATCGCTATGGCGCGCAAAAAATGACGGAAAAGCATTGCAGAACTTGCGACACGACAAAGCCCATTGAGGAGTTTTGGAAGGGGCAAACCGCTTGCATCCCGTGCAGTAAGCATAAGCAGAAGACAAGTTGGGGCAGTCGAACGCCTAAGAAACGGTTAGAGCAGCATCTGAAATACAAGTATGGCATCACCCATGCTGAGTTTTCAAAGGCTTGGGATGGGCAATCTGGCAACTGCGGAATATGCGAGAACGAACTGCCAGACTTGATGACTTACGATAATCGCCGTCGGGGATACGCGATAGATCACAACCACGATACAGGCGAGTTTAGAGGTATCCTGTGTCTCAAGTGCAATTCCCTACTTGGGATGGCCTCAGATAGTGTTGATGTGCTATATGCGGCTGTAAAGTATCTCAACGAAAAAGGCTCTTACGCCAATGTGATCAATATGGCTGCGGCCCGCAAGAAAGGTAAGTGACATGGACGGTTTCAAGAACAGCACAAAAATGCAGTACATGAAGGGCGGCTCCTGTGACGGATACGCCAAGGGCGGCGCAGTCAAGGGCGCAGTCAAGGGCGCAGCCAAGATTGCCAAAGTCATGGGCGAGTTTAAGTCGGGCAAGCTTCACAGCGGCTCAAAGAAGGGCCCGGAAGTGACCAACCCGAAGCAGGCCGTTGCCATCGCGATGAGCGAAGCCCGCAAGGCTGGCGCAAAGATGCCCGTGAAGCGCGGCGAAGGCACGAAGATGGGCAGCGGCCCTGAAAGCGGCTCCGCTGAAGCTGGCGATGTCTTCATGGCTCGTATGACCAAGGATGAGCTGGCGCAGGGTGCCAAGGGCGTCCGCATGGCGAAAGAGCGCATGGAAAAAGAGCGCGTTAACATGCCCGCCAAGAAGCTTCCGCCAAAGGCTGTTCCCGTTGCCCCGGCGCGTCCGCTCGTCGGCAGACCTGCGGGCGTTCGCGGCCTTTACAATCTCGACAGCCAACAGCAGCAGACGATCCGCGATGCGCTCGGCTACAAGAAGGGCGGCCTGTCCGCCATGCCTAAGAAAAAGTAATATCACGGGGGTGATCCGCCCGTCTTGATGGCGGGCGGACTTTCCGCTATAACACTTGCGCTAGAGATGCTTGCTGCCCTCGGCTTGCTGCTGCGATAATTAAGCGAGCACATCCATATGGCGTTTTCAAATACGGTTTCTCAGACGGTTTTCAACACTCGGCGCGTCATCGACAACGCGATCCGGCGCTGCAAGCTCACGGCCCAGCAAATCACGTCTGAATATATCGACATTGCCAACGACCAACTTTACCTGTTCCTCTCCGACTTGGCCAACCAAGGCGCACCGCTGTGGTGCATTGAGAAGCAAATTTACCCGCTTTACGACGGCGTCGGCGACATCACGATGACCGACGGCACCGTTGACATCCTGAACAGCAACTTCCGCTGGCTTCAGCAAGTCACGGGCATCAACTACACCACCAGCACCTATCGCGAGGTGGACTTCACCGACGCGACCTTTGTGGCAAACGTCGGCATCAAATGGTCTGCGGCTGCGGTGCCAATTGTGCTTGAGCGTTCAGACGACAACGTGACGTGGGTGACCATCCAGAGCGAGACGCCAACGGCATCGGCGGGCGAGTGGACGTGGTATGATCTGGATAGCAGCGTAGCCGCACGCTATTTCCGCATCCGGGCAACATCAGGCACTCTTGGCTTCAGCCAAATCTATCTGGCCAACACGCCAACCGAGATCCCGCTGGCGCGCATGAACCGCGACGACTACACGAACCTGCCCAATAAGGCGTTCCAGTCGAACCGCCCGCTGCAATTCTGGTTTGACCGTCAGGTCAACAACCCGATCATGCACATGTGGCCTGTGCCCAATGCCGCTGCCACGGTCTGCCAGATCGTCGTGTGGCGTCAACGCTACATCATGGACGTTGGCAGCATGACGCAAGAGATCGAAGTCCCCCAGCGTTGGTTGGAGGCGCTTGTGTCTGGGTTGGCGGCGAAGCTGGCCCTTGAAATTATTGAGGTTGACGCCAGCCTCATCCCGATCCTTGATCAAAAGGCGGCCATTGCCCTCAACATCGCGCAGATGGAAGAGCGGGACAACAGCCCGATGATGATCGCGCCCAACATCGCCCCATATACGAGGTGATGGCATGGCTGTTGAGGGCTACATCAACACCATCGGACGGAACCATCTGGGCATCGGCATCTGTGACCGCTGCAAGCGTAAGTTTCCGATTGACGATCTCTACAGCGACCGGAACATTCCGGGCCTGAAGGTGTGCCTTGACGACGTGGACGACTATGATCCGTGGCGCGAGCCTGCGCGGCAGCCGGAAGACATCACCCTGCGCTTCCCGCGCCCTGACGTGGCACTGGACGGCTGATGCCCCGCTTCCTCAACACACGCGGCAACACGACGCTGGCCATCGGCATTTGCGGGCGCTGCTCGATCAAGATGCCGCTGGATCACCTCTTGCCCGATCCCAACTCGCCGGGCTTGATGGTCTGCGAGAAGGATCGCGATCATTACGATCCGTATCGCCTTCCCGCTCGCCAGCCGGACAACATTCTGCTACCGTTCTTGCGGCCTGATACGCCCCTTGCGACCAACCCGGCGGGTGTTATCACGCAGAACAGCGACCAGTTCCTCATCACCGAGGACAGCGATGACTATCTGATCTTTTTCGAGGATGACGAGTTTTGAGCAACGTCCCAACTAATCTCATCCCAACGCGCATCACGGGCCTGCCTGAGTACACGGGCAGCAGCACGCTCGGCTACATGCCGTACATCCTTGAGGGTCGCACCTATAAGGTTCAATTCGCGAACATCGCGGCTGTCGGTGCCGTGCCCTCAACGCGCGAGATCAACACAGGGACGGGTCTGGGCGGCGGCGGAGACCTCTCGGCCAACCGCACGCTCTACATCCTGCCCGCAGGCGTTGACGACAGTCGGCTGACCGTCACGGGCGTCACGGCGGGCACCTATGGCGCTGCCGACAGCGTGCCTGTCTTCAACGTCAACGCGCAGGGCCGCGTGACAAGCGTCACAAACACGCCCATCGTTCTGGCAAATTACGTCCCGACCAGCCGCACGATCACGGCTGGCACGGGCCTTACTGGCGGAGGCGATCTCTCCGCCAACCGTTCTTTCGCTGTCAATTTCTCATCTACAACGCCTGAGCCTCTCGGTGTCGGATCTTCCGGCGTCTCGACTGTTGCCGCGCGTGGAGATCACGT